GCTTTCTTTGTTCCACCACCGCTCTCAAAGGAAACACCCATGAGCACCCGTACCCCCCTGCGCCAATCGCGCGTTCCGCTCGTCGACGAAGCAGCCAAGGAAGCCGCACGCCAGAAGGTGCGCGACGCCCAGCTCGAACTCGAGGCCCTCGAAGAAGCCGGCGAAGAAGGCAACGCCACGCACGTGCACATCCACAACTACGGCGGCGACGCCACGAAACCGCCCGCCGATGGCAGCAGCGCTGGCAAGACCCTCGACGCGGCCACCGAAGAGCGCTTCGTGAAGCTCGAAGGCGGCCTCGACGAGATCAAGGCCCTCATCAAGGGCATCGTCACCAAGGATGCCGCCGCCCCCGAGGAAGACGACGAAGAGATGGAAGACGACGGCAAGGGCGGCAAGCGCAAGAAGACCAAGGCAGGCACTGGTGACAGCGCAGCCCTGGCCACGAGCTACACCACCCTGGCCAGCCAGGCCGAGATCCTGCAGCCCGGCTTCAAGGTGCCCACGTTCGACGCGGCGGCCACGCGCGCCCAGACGGTGGACCGCATGTGCAACGTGCGCCGCAAGGTGCTCGATGCCTTCGGCGCCACGACCGAAGGCGCTGCCATGCTGCTCGCCGCCAACGGCGGCCAACCCGTCGACCTGCTGACGATGGACTGCGCGACCTGCGCCACGCTGTTCACCTCGGCTGCTGCCGCGAAGGCCGCCGCGAACAATGCCTCGGCAACGCGCGACAGCGCCCGCATGGCGGCAGGCACGGGCGTCATGAACGTCGATGCCCCCAAGCTGCCCAGCCCGGCCGACTTCAACAAGGCGGCACAAGACTTCTGGAAGGGCCAATAAGACGAAAAGCCCTCCCATCAACCAGTAAGCACTCCTTCAACTCCTGAACAGGAATACGAAATGAAAAAGACTGTCCTGGCCACCGCTGTTCTCGCGCTGGCCGCTGCCTCCGCTGGTGTCCGCGCACGCACGCGCGACATCTCCTACAACCTGCGCATGCCCGCTGGCTTCCCCGGCGACGTGAACCGCACGCACCCGGCTTCGATCCTGCCGGGCCTCACCAACCCCACGAACCCGCCGCGCCTCTTCGGTGACGCTGTGCTGATCGACACGGCAACGAACAGCTACCGTGCCCTCCTGGCTGGCGACACGGCCATCACCAAGGTCGACGGTATCCTCGTGCGCCCCTACCCCACTCAGCAACAGAGCGGCGGCATGGCGGCGAGCATCGGTGCCGCTCCTGGCCCGCTGGGCAACCAGGTGTGCGACGTCCTCAACGAGGGCTTCATCATCGCGCGCTGCAACAACTTCGCGGCTCAGCAGCCCACCAAGGGTGGCGCCGTCTACATCTGGGTGGCGGCTTCGAGCGGCGCCCACGTGCAGGGCGGCTTCGAGAGCGTCACGTCGGCGGGCAACACCGCGGGCCCCATCACCAACCTGAAGTGGAACGGCCCGACCGACGGCAACGGCATCACCGAGATCCAGATCGCGGCACCGCTGGCGTAAGCCTCGGCGAGTCCCAACGGTTACCCATCCATTCAACAGATTCAAGGAATCGCCAAATGAAACGCCTCTTCTCTTCTCCCCTGGCCGCCGCTGCGCTGGTGGCAATGGGCGCACCCAACGTCATCCGTGCCCGCACGCGAGACACCGCGCTGACGTTCGACAGCGCCATGCTGCCCTTGGAGCCGCTCGACGGCTACGGCAACATGCGCGGCAAGGTGCTGGACCATGCCTACCGCACCTGGGATGGCAAGCGCACCGTCGACTCCACCGGTGCCTTCCTGATCGGCGAACTCGAGCGCCTCGACCAGACCATCAACACGCCGCTGGCCGCCGTCACCTGGAGCCGTGACATCGAGCTGCGCGAGGACGTCACCATCGCCGACGAAGTCTCCAGCTTCACGCTCACGGGCTTCGGCTCGGCGGGCAACCTCGGCACGGGTAACGGCGTGCGCAACGGCAAGGCCTGGATCGGCAAGGCAACCGACCAGATCGGTGGCGTCGGCGTGGACACGGGCAAGATCCCGAACCCGCTGACCCCGTGGGGCCTGGAGATCAAGTACTCCATCCTCGAACTGGAAAGCGCCGCCAAGATGGGCCGCCCCATCGACGCCCAGAAGTACGAGGCCCTGCAGCTCAAGCTCCAGATGGACACGGACGAGCAGGTCTACGTCGGCGATGCCACGCTGAACGTGGGCGGCCTCGTGAACAATGCGCTGGTGACCAACATCGCCAACGTGCCCAATGGCGCCGGTGGCTCGCCGCTGTGGAGCAACAAGACGCCGAACGAGATCCTGGCCGACGTGAACGAGATCATCTTCTCGGCCTGGGCTCAATCGGCGTTTGCCGTGCTGCCGAACCGCCTGCTGCTGCCGCCGCTGAAGTTCGGCTACATCAACGCCACGCCGGTGACCACGGCCGGCACGGGCTCCATCCTGAAGTTCATCATGGAGAACAACCTGCTGGTGGCGCAAGGCCTGGGCAACCTCGTCATCGCTCCGGCGAAGTGGCTGGTGGGCGCAGGCGTCGGTGGCAACATCGGCGTGAGCGGCACCGACCGCATGGTGGCGTACCGCAAGGACAAGAAGTACGTGCGCTTCCCCATGACGCCGCTGCAGCGCACGCCCGTGCAGTACGACAGCATCTACCACAAGTCCACGTACTTCTGCCGCCTCGGCGTCGTCGAAGTCGTGTACCCGGAAACGCTGGCCTACCGCGACGGCTTCTAAGCCCTGGGCCTCGGCCTCAGTGAAGTAAGGGGGAAGGCATCACTGCCTCCCCCTTTTTGTTTCTTTTTCTGGAGTACCCAACCATGACTGCCAAGAAGACTACCGCCGCCGCCAAGCAGGCCCCGGCAAAGCGCACGCCCCTCGTTCGCGAAGGCGTGGACCCGCGTGACGGCGCAACCGCGGACGTCGAACAAGACGACGCCAAGGATCTCGCGCAGCGCACCGCGGAATCCGTGGTGGCCGCTGCCCCCACCCCCAATCAAAGCAACGATCTGGAGGCCGCCAACAAGGCCCCAGGCGCGGGTGGCGTAGCCACTCCCCCTGCGCCCCCTCCCGCCGCGCGCAAGCGCGCCAAGCTGGTCAGCGACGAGGAAGTGGAAGTCGAACCCACGCCCCGTCACTTCCAGCTCATGGACGACAACGGCCAGCTCCATCCCTACCCTGCCGGCACCACGAAGATGCTCAAGGAGCACGCCGAGCACTGGTATTCCGAGGCCAATGGCGTCGTCATCAAGTAAGCAACCCCCAGCCCCCGAAGGAGGCCATCATGGCTAACCCAGTAGATCCGGCTTCCTTTCGGGAGGCTTTTCCTGCTTTCGCAGACATCACCAAGTATCCCGACGCCGAGGTTCAGTTCTGGATCAACCTCGGCTACCAGCTCACGGCGAATGGCTTTCGCTGGGGCGACCTGCAGAGCTATGGCGTGCAGCTCTTCGTAGCCCACAACCTCGCGCTCGAAGCCATGAGCAAGGGCTCGGGTGGCGGCGGCACGCCTGGAGCCGTCGTAGGCCCCCTCACGTCGGGCGCCGTCGACAAGGTGAGCTACGCCCGCAATCCAGCGGCGGCCATGGACCCGAAGAACGGTCACTGGAACCTCACCACCTACGGGCTGCGCTACATCCGCCTCGTCAACATGGTGGGCGCCGGTCCCGTGCAAGTGGGCGTGCCCCCAGGCGGCAGCAACTACAACCCGGGCCAAGCCTGGCCCGGCGTGGTCTATCCGCAGTCCGTGCAGTAGCCATGGCCTCGAAGCCCAGCCGCTCCAAGAACACGGTCCAGGTCAAGAACACCAAGGAGAACCTGGAGCTGCTCAGCCAGGCCTTGGTGGATCTCGTGGAAACGCAGGTGCTCGTGGGCTTCCCCGACGACACCAGCGACCGCGACAACGAAGGCCTTGCCGACAAGGATCTCACGAATGCCGCCCTGGGCTACATCCACGACAACGGCGCCCCCGAGGCGCGCATCCCGCAGCGCGAGTTCATGCGCCCAGGTATCGAGGCCGTGCAGGACGACATAGCTGACTTGCTGGGCAGGACGGCACGCAACACGCTCAAGGGCGGTGGCCCAGAGGCCGTGCATGCCGGTCTCACGCAAGTAGGCTTCAAGGCTGCCAACAGCATCAAGCGCACGATCAACGAGGGGGTGCCCCCTCCCCTATCGGCAGTCACGCTGCGCAATCGCATGAGGAAGGGCCGCAAGAACGGTGGTGGCGCCCGCAAGGGGGCAATGATCGAACTCGACCGGCGCGATGACGGCCAGACCCCCAGCGTGGAGTTCGCCAAGCCGCTCGTCGATACCGCGCAGATGCGCAACGCCGTCACCTTCGTCCTGCGCAACCGCAAGGGCAAAGACACAGAGACCAAGGAGAACTAGCAATGCCGCTACTCGACGTTTCCTTCGTCGTGGAAGACCCGATGTTCGCCGATACCTTCAACCTCATGCGTCGCCAAGATGCCGTGGGAGCGAATGGGCGCACGACGATCATCACCACGGCCACCCTCCTCGCCGTCGTGGGCACCGTTACCCAGCAGGATCCCGCCGCGCTGATGCGCCAGGACTCGGAGCAGCACGTGCCGCGCCGCATCTTCCTGGCCAGCAAGACGGCGTTCCGCCCCGCGTCTCGAAGTCCCGACGGCCTCACCCAATACCAGCCCGACCAGATCCTCTGGCCGGTGAACGCAGATGGCACGCCAGCAGATGGCGCCACGCTCTACACCGTGGAGCAAGTCTTCCCCTACAAGCGCTATGGCGGCGGCCTCTACGAATGCGTGGCGACGTCGATGAATGCCATGGACGTGCCGCAATAAGGAGGGCCTATGGCTACTTTCATCAGACCCGAGGCCGTCCCCAATCCGTTGGAGGATGACGCCCTCATCGACGCCATGCAGGCCACCGTGGTGGGGGTCACGGGCCTCGACCCCACGCTCGTGCGGCCACGCAATCAACCAGCGCCGCCGAACTTGCCGGACTTCTCGCTGAACTGGGCAAGCCTCGGCCTCACGGTCACGGACAGCGACAGCTACGCCTTCGTGCGCCAGGTCAACGACACCGACATGGAGCTGGAGCACGACCAGGAGATCACGCTGCTTGCCATCTTCTACGGCAGCAGCGCGCAGAGCTACGTGGGCTTGCTTCGCGACGGCCTGCAGATCGAGCAGAACCGCTGGGCCCTTGGGGCACTGGGGGTGAAGCTTGTGAGCACGGGCCGCGAGCGGCACATCCCCTCCCTGCTCAAAGAGATCTGGCAGCAGCGCTACGACTTGCCGGTTGTCTGGCGGCGCCGCGTGCGCCGCGTCTACAAGAGCGCTTCGGTCATCGGCGTCAGCCTCGGCCTCGATAACGAGCACTACATCACCCCTATCGTCGTCAGTCCTCCCACCCCTTGAAGGAAATCAAATGAAACCCAGTCTTTCCGTTTCTCGCATTGTGGCCGTCAGCGTCTCTCTGACGCAGGCGGGAGCACAGGCGCAGAGCCTTTCCAACATGCTGGTCATGGGCACGTCAACGGTGATCGATCCCGTGGAGCGCTATCGCAGCTACACGGATCTCACCGACGTTGCCAATGACTTCGGCCTGCTTGCCGAGGAATACAAGGCAGCGCAGCGCTGGTTCAGCCAGTCGCCGCAACCCACGGAGCTGTTCGTCGCCCGCTGGGTCAACACGCCCTCGCAAGGCGGCATCCGCGGTGCCACGCTGCCGAACTCGAGCCAGCTCATCGCCACCTGGAATGCCATCACCAACGGCAGCTTCAAGGTTGGGAAGAATGGCGCCGCAGCCGCCGACATCACGGGCCTGAACTTCTCGGCTGCCGCCAACCTGAACGCCGTGGCCGGCATCATCCAGACCGCCCTCACCGGCACCACGGTGATCTGGAACGCCAACTACCAGCGCTTCGAGATCACCAGCACGACGAACGGCACCACGTCGGCTATCAGCTTCCTCCAGCCGGCAGCCACGGGCACCGACATCTCGTCGCTGCTCGGCATGACCGCGGCTTCCAGCGGCGCCTACCTGTTCACCGGCCAGGTTGCCGAATCGGCTGTGTCGGCTGTGCAGCTCATGGACGCCACGCTCGGCCAGAAGTGGTATGGCGTGGGCGTGCCCAGTGCCGTCGATGCCGATCACCTGGCCATCGCGGCTTTCATCGAAGGCACGAACACGAAGCACACCTACTGGGTGACGAGCGCCTCGGCCGGCATCATCTCGGCCGTTTCCACGACGGACATCGCCTATCTGCTCTCGCAGCTCGGCTATCGTCGCACGTTCACGCAATACTCGTCGAGCGATGCCTATGCCGCCTTCTCGGCGGCTGGCCGCATCCTCACGACGGACTTCGACGGCAATGCCACGGTCATCACGCTCAAGTTCAAGCAAGAGCCTGGCGTCGTGGCGGAATCGCTCAACACGAACCAAGCCAACGCCGCCGAAGCGAAGAACGCCAACATCTTCGTCAACTACAACAACGACACGGCCATCATCGAGCAAGGCGTCATGGCCGATGGCACGTTCGTGGATATCGTCACGGGCACCGACTGGCTTGCCGTGGAGCTGCAGCAGCGCGTCTACAACCTGCTCTACACGAGCCCGACGAAGATCCCGCAGACCAACCCCGGCATGGCCCTGCTGACGACGACCTGCGAGGCCGTTTGCACGCAAGGCGTGACCAATGGCCTGCTGGCTCCCGGCGTCTGGAACAGCAACGGCTTCGGCCTGCTCAAGCAAGGCGACTACCTGGAGAAGGGCTTCTACGTCTACGCGCCGAACGTCGATACCCAGGATCCCGCCGATCGTGCGGACCGCCTCGCCGTACCCATCCAGGTCGCCGCGAAGCTGGCCGGTGCCATCCACCACTCCGACATCGCTGTGACGGTCAACCAGTAATCCAAGCCATCAAACAGGAGTTAATCACATGAACAAGACCTACAGCTTCCTCGACGTGGCATGCTCGCTGAGCGGCCCCGGTGGCATCATTGCCCTCGGCGCCGGCGCAGGCAATGCCGAGGAAGGCATCACCTTCACGCCCGTGGGGCCCTTCAACGGCATGACGATCGGCGCCGATGGCAGCGGCATGCACAGCCTCTTCGCCGACCGCTCTGCCAAGGCCACGGTGCGCCTGCTCAAGACGTCGCCCGTGAATGCCCAGCTCTCGCAGATGGTGGCCTTCCAGCGCTCCAGCGGCGCCCTGCATGGCCAGAACACGCTCGCGCTGAATGACTCCAGCCGCAACGACAGCATCACCGGCCAACAGT